GCAGCTCCTTTAAAAGGACCTTGTATCTTTTCGGCTTGTTTCGTAAAATAATTATTTAAATTTTTAAGTACTTCTTGTTGCATAGATTTCATTTCAGCATCCGTTACGGCATTAGCTAAACGAATAGCACTTGCACCAGCTGACATGAACCCGTTTTGAATTAAAATATCTGTAAACATTTTACCATCAACATCATCTGCAAAACGAGTAACTGTCGATATCAATTTTTTTTGTACTGATTGGGATGCAGCTTTCAATTGTTTTACAAATTTAGTTGCATTAGTTTTGTTTGCTAATTTTTTAACGAGATCTTTAACAAAAGCTTTTGTTATTTCAGTTTGAAAAGCAACGTTTTGCATTGCCTTTAACGCAGCAATTTCTGCTTTAGTAAATGCAGCTGCCGTTTTACCGGATTTAAGCATTTTATAAACTTTATCAGATAATGCGGTTAATTGGGTTTTGGTTAATTTAGCTCCTGCTTTAGCCAGACTGGTAACTGCACTAGGTATCATTGGTAATGCAGCAAACATAGCCATATACCCGGCCATTTCCGGATCTCCTTGTGCTAAATAAATACCAGAATCTAATAATTCAATTCCGGATGATACTACCCATCCTACCACCGGAACAAAATCTGTTATTATAGCAGCACCTTGCAAAATATCGTGAACTACATCGATGGAAACTTCGGGTTGTCCTAAATTTGCATACATGGCAGTACCTAATCCTCCAAGACCAAATACTCCTTTTGTCGGATCCCATTCTGCGTAATTTACAGCATCAATGTATCTTTGTTTGACATCAGCCGGCATCCATGATTGCAATCTTAACCAAGATTCAAATTGTTTGCTAGTCGTACGGTTATCTAGAAAGTAATTTATATATACATACAATTTTTTTCCGTATTCTTGTTCAAAATACGTTTCTAAATACGTCCATTCTTCTAGATTTTTTATGTCTTTAAGTGCCGTTAATGCTTTTGATTCATCATCATATATGTAACCGTTTGCATCGTAAACAACATCGGCAATATCTTCGAGTTCATCTTCTCTAGTACGATCAAACGGACTTTTTGCTAACGGAGATATTGCTGGTTTAACTGCAGTGGCATCTTTTCCGGCTGCCTTTTCGATATCTTTTGTTAGTTTGTTTAAAGCTGCATCTGGACTCATGAAATATCTATCCTTAGGAGTTTTATATCCAGCAATTCTAGGATCTTGTTCTGATAATAAGTCTCGAAGTTTTATGTTTTTTGCCATGTTTGTACGTTGGTTTATTTTTAAATAAATATCCGTAAATTTTATTTTATCAAAATTTGGAATCGTGCCGAATAATCATTATATTAATAGTATAATAAGAGAGTTATTCATTTAAATTTTACGGCTATGAAAAAGTTAATTTTTATCGTTACGGTTGCAATTAATGGAATTGCATTTTCTCAATCAGAACAAGAAACAAAAACAGTAAATCAAATCGTTAACACATTCGAAGCTGTCAATGATATGATTTTAACTGAAGAAAAATTAAATCAACTTTATGCTGATTTGTCAGAATTAAGTTATCATTATTCCGTATTATTGACACTTGATAAATACAATGAAATTGAATCAAATCATATATACGGTACAACTCAATTGATAGCATCTACAGATTTTATGAAAAATGGAATTGGTCATGCCGTACGCATTGAAATTGATTCATCGGGAATGACAACTGAATCTAGATTATCTAATTCAAGTTCTCGTATCGATATCTTAATTTTTTATAGAAATGAAAATGGAACGATGATGCAAACTAATTTACATTTTAAAATGAGATATGGAATAATTATGTGGATTTATGAAATGACAGATATTCCAACAATTGAATTATAATTTGTTTATAATGTAAAAAAGGATAGCATATACTATCCTTTTTTTTTATTTTTTTAATAAAATATTAAATTTACCCCGCGTACGGATCCGATTCCCCACTGTGATTAGTAAATATTGCATACATTGTAGCTACTGGCTTGTCAGGTCCCGTATACCATCCTTTTGCACCGCAATAGTAATATAATGCTTCTGATATATCAGCTCCTAATTGTCCCATTGTAACAAAATTCGAGTCGATAGTTCCTTGTTGTGCCCCGGCTAATGCATTTTTTACTGTTGACCAGCTAGCTGATTTTGTATTTAGTTTTATACCGTTCATGAATAGTTTTGTGGTTCTTGTCCATGCTGCGTTGTTTCCGCCCCCCCCAGCATCTAATGGAGTTTCAAATGTAAATGCGGTAGTTAACGGTACAACTTGTGTTACTGCATCTTTCGGAGCCGACGGTCCAGGTATAAATGTTACGTCGGATAACGTTAAACCGGCGTCGCTGCCTTTGAAAGTTACAGACATATTCCATACATAATCGCCCTGTTTCATTAAATGATTAGAACGTAATCCTCCGTTAGATTCATCTAAAGTTAATTCAGCTGGTACTGATGCGGAAACTTCATTTAATTTTCTACGTATTTCATGACGTAAACCATTTTGATCAATTGTTTCCATGATAGATTTAACTATCAATTGTTTTTGTTGAGCTCCAGATAAATTTTTAGTTCCAAACCGAAGCATGTTTTCTGATAATAAAGTATTCAGCTTATTCATTTGTATATTCCTTTTAGGTTTCTTTTAAATAAATATCGCCTAATAAAAAAAACATGTATTTGGATATACGAAATAATTTTCTTATATTTTAAGTATAATAAAGAGAGTTATTCATTTAAAAATTAAAGCTATGAAACGTTTAGGATTTATTTTTGGTATACTAATTACCGGAACGATATTTGCACAAAATGATGTAACATACCCATTACTTAACGAAACTCAAAATGCATTGTTGGATCGATATGGAATTGATTATACTGGAATCTATACTAGATACGCAATCGAAACTCAAACTCATTTAAATTTAATTACGGAAGAACAAATTAAAGCAAATACGGCATATCAAAAATTCCAGAGTTGGAATGCGTATTATCATTTAAAATCAATTCCTGATATCAATAACTTTAGTAGCAATATGCAAACATATTTTGAAACTAAATTGTTACGTGATGATTGGATGCGATTATTTTTAAATGATACCAAAATAATACAACAAGTTACGATACAAATTAATGATGTAGAAAACAATGTAAAAACGATAGATATTTTAGAAACCCGAGACGTAAGATCTGCATATGGTGGATTACGTATCTTAATATTCGTTCAAGATTATACAGATACATGGACCATGATATTCGAAGATTTAACATTAGATTGTCCACAATGTCCGGTTTGGTAAACAGTATAAAAGGGAAGACTAACTTCCCTTTTTTTTTTTATTTGTTATTGTTAAGCTGCAATTGTTTTTGCTACTTCTTTAGCTATAGAATTTTTTAATGCCGCAGTAACTGTTGCAAAATTTGCTTGTCCTTTTATTGTAGCAAAATTAAATTTACTAGGATTTTTTTGTAAAAATGCAGTCATATCAACAGCTGTACCTCCAAATTCTACAAATCTATTATATTGATTATCGATATCATATTGCACAGTTGTTCCACCCGTTCCATCAAAATCAGACTGATCCGGAACGGAAAGGTTTAAAGTTGTTGTGTCAGTTTGCCAAATTCCTTGTCCTTGTTGTCGTTGTGCTACTATCGTTGTTAGTATCATGTTATCATCTGCAACAATAGCTGTTGGTATTATAAACTGAAATCCTTGAATACTAATAGTTTGTGGTTTAAAAATATCTAACCACATTTGGCTTTCATTTTTTTGGTTTTGCGTAGCTATCCAAATTGTTTCAGTTCCAATGTATGGCGCAGAAGTAGTAATATCTTTATTTATCGATGCCGCAAAATGTTTGTATGCTGCAGGATAATCTTTTAATGCGGTAACTTTCAGAGTAACATCTTCTGTTAATCTTCTTAAATTTCTTTTCTCAGACTCAGACAAATTCTTTGGTCCAAATCTTAACATGTTTTCTGCTAAAATGTTTTTTAGTCGTATCATTATATTCCTTTTAGGTTTCTTTTTTTAAATAAATATTACATGATAAAAAAAAACATATTTCTTTGTATTTTAAAAATTTTTTCTTATATTAATAAAAAAATACTATGATTAACTACGGTTACTGTTGTATTAATATGCAACTCAGCGCACAAGGCATCCGCACCGGACGCACAATGATTGACAGAAAGTTTAAACTTGGTGGTATGCAATTAGCATCCGACATCGCACTTGCCAATGCCAAAGATTTATTGCCTATTCTGCAATGGAACGAACAACGAGGTATTCGATTGTTTCGCATCGGTTCGGAGATATTTCCTCGTTGGAATCATTATCGATTAGAAGATTTACCTGGTATCGATGAAATTGCTTCGCATCTACGTGTTGCTGGTGATTATGCACGTGCGCATGGTCATCGTCTTACTACGCATCCCGGTCCGTTCCATATCTTAGGTAGTCCGGACGCTGTAGTTGTTGAAAATTCCATTGTTGGTTTAGAACGACATAGCGAGATGTTTGATCTTATGGGTTATGCTCCTAGCTTTGACAATCTCATCAACATACACGTAGGTGCTACTTACGGTGATAAGACTACGACTGTTGCACGATGGATTCAGAATTGGGATAGATTATCCGATTCTCTTAAGAGCCGTCTCGTGTTAGAAAATGACGATAAAGCATCCATGTATTCGGTGCGTGACTTGTATGAAATGATTCATCATGACACGGCTATTCCTATCACGTTTGACTATTGGCATCATACATTCAATACCGGTGACTTATCCGAACAAGAAGCATTTTTTATGGCTCGTAGCACTTGGGAGCGACATGGCGTAACGCAATGCACTCATTACAGCGAATCTCGTCGACATGAAGCACAACGTCTTATTGAAGGTATTTGCGAGAAGCATGGTATTGCTTGGGATGATTTGCCGAAGTGGCCGACATTTGCCAAGATGTACAAGGAGTTCAGCAAGATTAAAGCACCGGCTCACGCCGATTACATTCTGCGTCTTCCTGACACTTATGGTGTTGCGGATCTAGATGTTGAGATAGAAGCTAAAGCAAAAGAACAAGCTTTGTTGAACGTAGGTATTGACTGTCACGCAACGCCTATTATTTTAACATAATATATTTATAATAAATAATAATATATAATATAGTATAAATTAAAAACACAAATTGTTATGGCGTATTACAAGTACAAAGCAAAGATTACAGATGACATTGAAGATGCAATGAACATCGTTCAAATGGTTGGTAAAGCATTAACCGAAGGCAAAACTGATAAAGCTTCGGCTCTATCAAATTTAGCAACCGCATTTAAAAAATTGGAATCTGCTCGTTATTACATCGACCGTGAATAAACAATGAAACGTATATTTCCGTATGTTGTGCTATTAGCATCATTCGTATTGGCAGGATCTGCTGCATATTACAGTGTATTTGGATTAAGCAAATTATTTTCATCACAATCAACAGCTGTAATTGTTCTTGCAGGTTCTTTAGAAGCTTCCAAGTTAATTACAGCATCTTATTTGCATAGATACTGGAAACAAATAACCACTTCAATTAAAGTTTACATGATGATTGCGGTGTTTATTTTAATGTGTATTACTTCGTTAGGCATCTATGGATTTTTAGTTTCGGCTTATCAAGATACTGCTTATAAATTTCAAAATCAAGAAACCGTTATAAGCAACTTAGAATCCAAAAAAACCAGATACAATGAACAACTGCAACAAATTGTAACTGAAAAACAAACCGTTACAAACAACATCACGGAATTAACATCTGCGTTATCAAACAACGTAATTCAATACACGGATCGAAATGGTAATCAAGTTAGAAAAACATCAAATGCTAACAGAAAAGCGTATGAAACTCAATTAAGTAATGCGAACGTTAGATTAGATGCATTGACAGAAAAACAAACAGCAATTTCCGATTCTGTTACTAAAATTGATTTTGAAATACTAGATAAACGAACTAATTCGGAAGTATCTGCTGAAATTGGTCCATTGCAATATATTTCTGAGTTATCCGGCTCATCCATGGATTCGGTAGTTAATTGGTTGATAATTTTATTAATTGCAGTGTTTGACCCGTTAGCAATAATATTATTAATATCAGCAAATCGTGCTTTTGAATTAAAAGAACGCAAACATGTTGAATCGATACCAATACTCGAATCGATTCCGGTATCGGATGTCGAAGAACCTATTGTAGTAAAAGAAGAACCAAAAATCGAAACGGTTACTGAAAAGATTAATGTCGAGCCAATCCCACAAAAACAACCAGAAATATTGTCTTATTGGAATAAATTAAGAAATGAAAGATCGCAAAGAAAAAAATAAAGTTAAAGGTTTTAAACAATTACAATGCAAATATTGTGAAGAAATTTCTCCTAGAGTTGATGAAAATGCAACTGCTGTTACATGTTGGAAATGCACAATGAAATTAGTTAATGGCGAAACTTTGGAATTACGCAAGTAATCTTCTATTATTTATATAAACTATGTTAGAAGCTGAAAAGATAAAATCCAATTGGGAAATGTATCGAGCAATTGTTAATGCAACATTTCCTACACGCAAAGATGCATTGAATAAAATGTATGATGATTTAGAAGACCGAATGGTGATGATGCCAGCATCTTCTGTAGCACATTTTCACAATGCATTTGCTGGAGGTTATGTAGATCATATACTTCGTGTTATTGATTGTACTAAAGCATTGTATGTTACGTGGAAATCGATGGGTGCTGATATGTCAGGTTATACTGAAGAAGAAATGATATTTGCTGCAATGCATCACGATTTAGGCAAAGTAGGATTTCCAGGCGAAGGCAATGAAGTATATCAAATTGAAACTTCAGATTGGCATCGCAAGAATCAAAACAAAATGTATCGTCATAATGAAAACATTCCGTTCACAATGGTACCAGATCTTTCTATTTGGTTGCTTCAAGAATATGGTGTTAAACTTTCTTGGAATGAATATCAAGCAATCAAAATACATGACGGAATGTATGACGATTCAAACAAACCATATTTTGTTGCAAGAAGCGCACAAGCCAAATTGAAAACCAATCTTCCAATATTACTTCATCACGGCGATCATATGGCAGCTCAAATTGAATATGAACGTTGGAGAAACCGAGACAAAGCGACTCCAAAACCAGTTGCGGAGAAAAGCAAAGTAACTAAAAGCAACGGACTTAAGAATTTAGCTGAAAATAATCCAGATGTTGAAAAGACATTAACAGATATTTTTAGTGCATTTAATCAAGATTAATCATGATAACATTAATAATTATTAGCAGTTTATTGCTAGGAACAAGCATCTTTTTTGCGTATCGTATGTGGTTTTTAGCCGGGGTATTAGCCGAAGCACAAGAATACATCGAAGAAAATCAAGCATATGAAGAAAATTTAGAAGTAACAAATCGTTACATGTATGCTAAGATTTTAGAATCATATCAAGTTATGCAGAAAATTGACCGATTAGGTGCATTTGAAAAAGATGATGAAGCCGGAACTACATTTCAATTATTAAATGAAGTAATTACACAACTTAAAGAAGAATTCGATGGCGAAGCGCAAGAAGAAAAGTAATGTTTATTTTACTAAGATTACGGAAATAGCAATATTAGCATACAATAAAACCGAAAAATCAATAACTCGAGAAAAAATATATCGTCGTTTCATTTATCCAGCATTCATGAAAATGGCAGAGAATTTGATTAATACCATTAAACCTACTTACATTGATTCTACATTTACGGATTTACAAACGGATCTAGTTACATTTTTAACGGAAAGACTTCCTAAGTTTAATCCAGAGGCAGGTAAAGCATATTCATATTACACAAGAACTTCATACAATTATTTAATAGGTGAAAATGAAAAAGCTTACAAGAAGCTTAAAGCAGCTACGCAAGAATTAGATATTGATGAACAACGCAATGTGCTTACGGAAATGCATAACGAAGAAATGCGCGAAGTTTTAGAATATTTTATGGACGGTTATGTAGATTATTGTTACAACAATTTGAATTTTATATTTACAAATCCAACAGACATACACGTAGCTGATTCTATACTTCATATTTTTGAAAATCGAGAACACATCGAAGACTTCAACAAAAAACGTTTATACATATTAATTAGAGAACGTACTGGATTAGATGCATCACAAACAAATTCAGTAACTCGAGTGGTTAAAATACTAAAACAACTTTATGAAGACAACTTCAAAGAGTATGAACAACAAAACTTCGTAAAATTGCCTTTTTGATATTTATTTATAAAGGATTTACGATATGGACAAGAATGATGAATTATTCAAAGGTACCAGCTTTGCAGATTTAATGTCCGATGTTTATCACAATTCCAAAAAGAAAGATAGACAAATCAATCAATTGATTGCTCAGTTACAACCACTTATCCGTAATGCATCGGATGCTACTATCATTGTACCCCTTATCAAAGAATATTTGGATGTAGCTGTTAAAAATGATGATCATTTAGTCAAATTAACAGCTATTGTCCAAAGATATATTTCTACCAAACAAACTATATCTGGTGCCGATGGATTATTAAGTGATGAAGAAAAACAACAATTACTTAAAGTTGCCGAAGCTACGATGAATAGCGAATTGGAAGATGAAATAGACAGAATACAAGAAGAAGACGTCGTTTTACAACAAAAAATTGCAGATGCAAAATCTAAATTGTCGAAGGATGTAAATGGAACAACGTAACATTCAGTTTGATGTAGCAGAAGTATTAGAATATGATTATACGTATCAATACATAGATCCATCTCAGCCGGATGGCAATGTTAACAAACTGTTTGCATTACGTGTTAAAGCATGTAATAATTATTTCAACGATAAACCATTTTTAGCTAGACCAGCTAACATGAACATGAAACAAATTCCATTGGTTGGCGAATTTGTTTTAATCTACAAAACATTCAATCAAGATTCTACTCCAACTAAAAGAAGAGAATCATGGTTTTATTTATCTGCAGTCGATGTACAGTCATC